TTCTTCATTTTGCTTGAATTTATTTATAGAATCCTGTAATTTTTTTACTGAATCACTTGTTTCTTTTATACCATCCTTATTTGAACTCAAACGTTTTTCTAAGTTATACAATTCTTTTTGATAGAAAAATACATCATTTTCATATTTACGCAAATTGTCCAATTCACTATAAACTGTTGACTCAGCTTTGAAATTGTTATTTAATTCAATTACTATTTTTTGTAAAGAGTCTCGTTCAATTGATAATTCTTTTAATTTAATTTCAGATTGTTTTGCATCAATAACAAACACATTATTTATACAAAATTTACAATTAGGATCGTACTCATGTGATGAAAGTGTATCTAATTTAGATTCACAGTGTTTTATTTCAGATAATATACTTCTCAAGTCGGACTCTTTTCTTGCTATTTCCACTCGTAATAAATCTACAGATTTTCCCCTATCCACTAAAGCTTGTTTATCAAAATTTTCTACAATTTTAGTATATTTTATAAACATCGAATTTACATTACTTAATTCATCAACTATGGAATCCCTTTCTTTTTCCAATTTTGTCAATTTATCCAATTCAAATTTTAAATCAGTATCTAAGTTACCAATAGAACTTGAAGAAAATTCAACATCAATGTCAACACTCTTTTTACCCAATTCTATTAATGAGTTATTAATTTTTTCCACAGTTTCATTTGTAAATTTTTTAGAGTCATATATTTCATCTAATTTTTTTGTATAGTCTCTGAATTTTACTTTTGAATCTGCTATTTTTGATGAATAATCTTTTTTACTGAATTCTTTTATCAGTGTTTGAACTTCTTTAACATCTGATGATGCAATAGTGTTTAGTTCTTCAAACAGATATAAATCCAAAAATTGTGCTAATAAATCTTTTCTATCTTTTTGCGCCTTATCTACGAAATTTGTGTTGTTACCTTGTAGTGACATTACGGTTATAATAAAATCATCATAAGTGCCCAAATACTTTCTTATAACAAAATTAGTAGAATCTCTATCCTGTGCGTTTAATACCGTTCTTCCGTTATCATCCTCAGACCAAAAATCTACGTTTACCTTTACATTTCCTTTTTTATCTTTAACACCAACTCTTTCAATAAAATAGGTTTTACCCGCTAAAATTAATTCCAATTTACATTTAAAATTATCTTTCTGATTGTTTAGTACTTGAGAAGCTTTGTATGTTCTTGAACATTTATCAAATATACAGAACATAAATGCATCCAAAACAGAAGACTTTCCACTAGCATTTGGGGCAAAAAGACCGTAAATACCACTCATATCATTAAAATCTATTACATTACCTTCACCGTATGAAAACATGTTGTCAAATTCAAATTTAACTGGTTGCCATACTAAATTTCTAACTATATCTGACTCAGATACTTTTGTATTTATTAATCTATTAATAGAAGATATTTTTTGTAATATATCATCGGTTACATTATATCTACTTTTTATAAAATCGTATATTAATTTATTTTGTTGTTCTACATCTCGTATATCAGTTATGGGGTTTGAATTGCTTTGAATTTGGGAGGTTAATTTGTTACTTATTCTTTGTACTCTAACATCAGAAATATTAGCTTTGGATTTTAATTCTGTTATTATATTGAAGATGTCTGAATTGGAAGTGTTACTTGTTTTTAATCGTATACAATTTATTTTCGAGTATTGTGTTGGATATGCTTTTACTATTCCGTCGTTTACTTCTACTGTATGGTATGACCAATCATTTTCTATTCTTACGAATTTAGATTTTTCATTTTCCAAATCCCACTCAATTATACCATGAATTAACCCTTCACCAAAATTCTGTTGAATTAATGATCCAGCATAAGCAAATCTACATTTAGTATCCAAATATTGAAATTTATGTATGTCCCCAAACATACCATAGTCAAATCCCTTGAATTTTTCTAATGTTATATTCTTGTTATGCATGGTCATGCCCATGTCAGTTGAGGCCATATCTACTGCACCATGAAATAAAACTATTTTGGTTCTATCACTAACAACATCTTTAGATAAAATAAAATTCTCAGGATCTTCATATACGGAATTTAAAACAAAATCAATATTAGCAAGTGTGTATATCCCCGTTTCTTTTAAATAAAACAAGTTATTAAAGTCACCATCTATAAATGATACTATTGGTGATAGTGCGTCCATTCTATTTGTGTTATTCAAATTACAATCATGATTTCCAGCTATCAATATAGTTGGAGCTATTCTTGATAATGTATCTAAAAACTCCGTTACAATATCTATTAGTTCAGGACTCATATCCGTTTTTGCGTGTACAATATCCCCCGCTAAATAAATTATAGTATTTCTATTTTCTTTAACTTTTTCACTACAATATTCATATAATCTTTCAAAAACCCCCCTATATTCTTCGTGCCCTTTAAAATTACGTACATGAACATCTGCTATATGTAAAATCTTTTCTACTTTTGAAATTTTGTCAGTGTGTAGTATTGTTTTAACCATATAAAACCTTGTATTTAATAATATCGTATGAGTCCATAGAATTTGACTCTAATTTTGCATTTAAAAAATTATCAAATCCCATCTCATTAACATCTTTTTTATCCAAATTAACTATAGATACATTTATGCCTTCATGCGATAAGTAATTAGCAATTTGTGATGCGTTTACTCTTGCATCCGAATCTAAAGCTATTATGACTTTTGGTGGTCTTCTTAATATAATTTTTTCTTTTAAAACATTTGGTAATATTTTACCAAACAGTGGAATTGCATTAAACCTGGCGGTTATTGCATCAAAAGCACCTTCAACTAAAGTTATTGGTTGGTTCCAATTTATAAAGGATTCAAACCCAATTATATCTTTACTTACTTTTGGATTCTTATGTTTATAAATATCATCATCAAATATAGTTCTTGTGACGAAGTAATTTAATTCATAATTTTCATCAAAAGATGGTATGACTACTCTGCCCGAATATTTTCCACTTGGACAGTATCCTATATCGTAACGTAACAGATCTATTTTACTTAGTCCTCTATTTTTTAAATAGGTTATTGCATGTGATAATTCATTTTTAAGTAGTCTATCCTTTACTTTAGAATAATCGGATAATTTTATGTATTCCCTTGGTAATACTAAAACCTGTTCAGTTTGCTCATTATCATCTTTAACATATAACTTTCGTGTTCCAATTATCTTATACAAAGTTTCATAGTCTTGTTTATTTATCTTTTTTATTTTTTTAAATAAACCTTTAATATATCTACCTTTAACATTACTAACCCAACAATGCCATGGATTAGTGCCTTTGTTATTAGTAGTTAAGTCTATCTCTAACTTTGGTTTATAATGGTCTACAAACGGAGAAAAAAATGCATAGTTATTTCCTGACGTTTTTCTACCTTTTCCTAAAATGCGTTCCAACAATGCGAGTAAATCGTAATTTACCATAAATACACTTTATCTAATATAAAACATACTACAATATACGATTTTTTTACGAAAAATACAAGCGCTTTTTTAATTAAATGCACTCATTTAACCACTCTTTCGGTATTTCTTTTTTAGCCCAAACCCATCCCTTTTTATCACAATATTGTGCATAAGTAGTTTTACTACCTTTGTATAATTTCGCATTTGGATTTTGAAAAACAAAACGAATATCTATATTAGGGTATTGATCGAATATTAAATCAAATTTAGCTCTATCGGTTTTAACCCAGCGGCCTTTTGATTCTATAAATAATTTATTGCCATCTTTTTTAGTTAATATGAAATCAGGAGTGTAGTTGTGTTTAGTTTGCGGTTGTATGTATGATATTTTTTCTGTCTCATAGCCATACGTTTTTTTAGATTTTTTAAGTGTTTCGTTTATATTATCTTCCAATCCACTTCGGAACCCATGCTTAATTGCAACCTTATTTATATTCATTACATGTCAAACCTTATTATAATATTTAAATCTATGTCTTTTCTTTTCTTTATAGGATTTGATAATTTTGCAACAGCCAATAGTTGGTCATCCTCATCATATAACCCTATTGTTGTAAAGTATGGCCTAAAATTTTTATCGGATGTTAAAGATTTTGGTTTAAGTGTATTATTATATTTTGTATATGTAGACGGATTTTGTGTTGAATTTAATTCAGTTTTAGGTATTCTACAAACAACTTCATGTTCATACAGAGTTGTTGATGTTTTAAATTGGCCATCAAATCCTTCTGTTCCACTCTCATAATCAAATTGCCCAGTCTTACCTAAAAACGCATTCTTATATTTAGGCCTGAAGTCTGAGATTACAGCTATCCCTTGATCGTAAATTATAGTACCTATTTTATTTGTTTGGTACGCAGATCCAGTATAAACACTATTATGATTTAGGGAATATATTTCTGTTGAATTTAGAGCTTTTCTATAGACTTTAATTTCATCTAATGACGCGGATAAATAGTTTTGATTTTCACCAAATCCACCTATACAGAAAAAATTATTATTTTGAATATTATTTACCATAGAGTATGATTGAGTAACGTCTAATTGTCCGTTCAACCAAATTTCATACATACTACCTGTTTTTTGACAAACTACATGATTCCAAGTATTTGGCTGTATTGGTGTTGCAGCTAAATTCATTAGTTCTGCATCTGAACTTTGAGCAAATTGTATTGAATGTGGTGTATCACTTGTTCTGTTTGTTATGGATATGTCAAACGGAAAATGGCCAGATGTTGTGTTTACTTTGAATATACGGGTTCCATATTCACTTGTATAAAAATCTTTATTTATTATTGACTTTTTATTAAAAATAGGATTTTTATTTGAAGTTTCTATAGATTGTGTTGGTGGAACATTTAACCAAAAGCTAAAAGCAAAATCCATACTATTATCAAAATTAAATAATTCATGTCTTTTAACTTCCAAATGAGCACCATTAAACTTAGCACATACTCCTGTGGGTACAGCTGTATCTGTTGTTGGTATTCCAGGTCCATATGATATTAATTTTGGATTTGAGATATTTACTTCATTTAAATTATTCGATGAGT